GGGTCGCAATGTCTATTATCGTGAACAGGATGTGGTCGCGCTCGCGGAAAGACGCGCAGGGAGAAAGACATAGTAATATCAATGCCATGATTGTTATTGAAGGAGAAGTAACAGTTGCGGAGATTGATGAAGCGCTGCGCAACATTAGAGAGATGCTTGTAGATCGCTACGGCAATCGCTTATCCCATCAAAAGAAAGAATTACTACTAAGCAGCATTGATGATCTATTAGATGCAAGGCTGAACCTAACTAAGTAAGAAGGCGAGCAATGGAAGTAACGAGAAGGCTAATTTCAGATCTAACCCTGGACCCAGGTAATGCCCGCCTACATTCTCAAAAGAACCTGGATGCGATCAAGGCAAGCCTTACAAAGTTTGGCCAGCGCAAGCCCATCGTGATCAACAACAAGGGTGTAATTCTTGCGGGCAATGGAACCGTTGAGGCTGCAAAGGCCCTGGGTTGGGATCACATCGAGGTAGCCACAGTTCCCGCTGATTGGGATGAAGCAACCGCCAGGGCTTATGCCTTGGCTGATAACCGCACCGCAGAGTTGGCCGAATGGGATGAAAATGTCCTGGCTAAACAATTACTGGATTTGCTAGACGAGGAATTTGACATAGAAGCCTTAGGCTTTGAATTGCCCGAACCTGAGATTACGCCCGAGCCTGATGATGCTCCTGCAATCACGGAAGTAGAACACCGAACCAAACTGGGTCAGTTGTGGAAGTTGGGCGATCACCTGCTGTATTGCGGCGATGCAACCGAGGAAGCAACTTTTACTCGCTTGATGGGAGATGAAAAGGCGCACCTGATTTGGACCGACCCTCCTTGGAATGTGAACTACGGTGGGATCGACAACGACAATGTGCAGGGCTGGAAAGTCCGAACGATCCTAAACGACCACATGAGCGAGGGCCAATGGGATGAGTTCGTTAGTCAGTTCTGCAAGACCCTCTTTGATTTCTCCGAGCCTGGCGCACCGATCTACCTGGTTATGAGCGCCCAGGAATGGCCAGTCATTGATCGCAATTTGCGTGAGGCAGGGTTTCATTGGAGCAGCACCGTAATTTGGGCTAAGGATCGCCTGGTCTTATCTCGCAAGGATTACCACACGCAATATGAGCCGATTTGGTATGGCTGGAACGCTGATGCTGCACGCTTGGCCGTGGTCGAGGATCGCAAGCAGTCAGACCTTTGGGAGATACAACGCCCAGCAAGATCTGAACTCCACCCAACAATGAAGCCAATTGAACTGGTGCAAAAGTCAATCGTAAATTCATCAAAGCCTGGAGACATTGTTATCGACTCCTTTGGGGGATCAGGAAGCACACTTATCGCTTGCGAGCAGACCAACCGCAAGTGCCGAATGGTCGAACTTGATCCGCAGTATTGCGATGTAATTCTTGCGCGGTGGGAGAAGTTCACAGGCAAGGCGGCAGAACTTTTGCCTGGAACTTGAGCAAAAGATGGAGGAAGCCGAGCAAAAGATTACAGAATTAGCCGTTCCGACACTTGAAGAGAAGGCCGCCGAACTTGAGGCCAAAGAAGCAAAGGTCCTGGAACTGCGTAGGGCGGGTTTCACTTTTCAGCGCATAGCCGAAGAGGTGGGATACGCAACGCCGTCAGGTGCGCAGCGAGCGCTGGAACGGATAATGACGCGCAACCTTCCCCAAGCGCCCGAGGAGTTTCGCTGGCAAGAGTTGGACCGTTTGGATCGTATGCAGGTGGCGTTATGGCCAAGGGCTATGAAAGGTGATGATCGAGCCATCGGTACGATTATCCGTTTGATGGAAAGAAGGGCAAGATTGGTGGGCATAGATGCCCCACAACGCATCCAAGCAGAGGTGGTGAATTATGACGGAACCAGGGACATTGACGGAGACATCGAGCGCATCGTCAATCTCATCCGAGGAGTGGATCGCAGCGAGCCGTTGGAAGTGGAAAGTGGAACAGGCGAGAGCGGAACAGTTGCCACCGCAGGGGAGTTGGAAGACTTGGCTTTACATGGCGGGTCGCGGAGCGGGCAAGACGAGGACAGCGGCGGAGTGGTTGGCGTGGGAAGCGATCCAAGCACCGATGACTCGGTGGGCGATCGTGGCCCCGACCTTCGGTGATGCCAGGGATACCTGCGCCGAGGGTCAATCAGGAATTCTAGGCGTTCTGCGTAGATACCGAATGCTCAAGACTTGGAACCGCAACAACGGTGAGATCATTCTCAACAACGGTTCCCGAATAAAACTATTTTCTGCCGATGAACCTGAGCGCTTCCGTGGCCCACAACATCACGGAGCCTGGTGCGATGAGTTGGCCTCATACCGATACTCCGACTCTTGGGATCAGTTGCAGTTTGGCCTCCGCTTGGGAGAACACCCTCGGGTGATCGTAACCACCACCCCCAAGCCAACGCCCCTCATTCGGGCCTTAGCGGGCCGCACAGACGGCTCTGTCGTGGTCACACGCGGTTCAACCTTTGATAATGCAGCCAACCTTGCCCCAGCCGCCCTATTGGAACTCCAGGCCCGATACAACGGCACACGCCTGGGCCGCCAAGAGTTGTACGGCGAAATCCTCGAGGATGTTGAAGGCGCACTTTGGACCAAAGGCATGATTGAACGCGCTCGTTTACCAAAGGCCCCACCGTTGTCACGGATCGTGGTGTCGATCGACCCTGCTGTAACTAATACCGATGAAAGCGATGAGACTGGAATTATCGTCTGTGGTTCTGATGCTTCGGGTCACGGTTATGTCTTGGGCGATTACTCATTCCGTGGATCACCGCTTGATTGGGCGAGCAAGGCCGTGGCCGTGTTTGATGAACACAAAGCCGACAGCATTTTGGTTGAAGTAAACCAAGGCGGCGACATGGTGAGTGCTGTGTTGAAGCAGGTGCGCTTGGGCTTACCGATCCGTGAAATACGCGCCCATGTTGGCAAACGCCTCAGGGCCGAACCAGTTGCTGCGATGTATGAGCAGGGCCGCATTCACCACATCGGTGAATATCCGATGCTTGAGGATCAGATGACTATTTGGACCCCGCAAGATGCAAAGTCTCCCGATCGCATTGACGCTTTGGTTCAGGCCTTTTCAGATCTACTTGGCAAGAGCAGCGTTGCGTCATACTTTGGCGCGTTGGCAAACTTCTGCCCAAGGTGTGGATTGCCAATGCCAAAGTCAATGTCGCATTGTTCTAAATGTGGAAGCGCTATGATTGAACCTACGCAATCTGAAGTGCCGAAGGAGTGAAATGTCTGTCGTTTATAACACCGTAATCAACCAAGGCGCTAACTGGTTCATCAACTTTCAATATAAACAACCCGCAACGATCACAAACATCTCAGGCAACGGAACAACTGTCACTTTTACGGCGGCCAATAACTTCTTTGGCGGACAAACCGTAAACATCTCAGGCGTGTTGCCATCGCAATATAACTTCCAGGCTGCAACGATCGCCAGCGTTACAAGTTCCACTTTTACGGTGACCAACCCAGCAACAGGCATCTACATTTCAGGCGGTATCGCCACGGTTCCGATCAATCTGACTGGCTACACCGCAGCGTTGCAGATCCGATCACTTCCTGAGGACCCAACAGCGGTCTTGTCTTTGGCAACGGGCGGCAACGGCATCACGATCCCAACGCCAACCGATGGAACGGTGGTAGTCCAGGCCACGGCTGCGCAAACCCGCGCAATCATTCCAGGAACCTACTACTATGACATCGAGATAACTTCTTCAGGCGGAATTGTTTACCGATTGGCACAGGGCCAGGTCGTAGTATCAGCGGAGGTAACCCGATGAGTGATGATGCAGTAATCATCCAGCCAATCATTCCAACAGTTGTAATTTCATCTCCAGGACCGCAAGGCCCAGGCGGTGGAGAGATTTTCTATGTTCACACTCAAGCGATCGCAAGCGCGGTGTGGACCATTAACCACAATCTAAACGGTGAACCAACGGCGGTCGTTCTTGACTCTGCTGGAACACAATGCGAAGGCACCTTTTCTTACCCAAGCAAAAGTCAAATGGTGATAACCTTTACCAGTGCTTTCAGCGGCACTGCCTATGTGATCTAGGAGAAATAAATGGCCCGTAAGTTTCTAGTCTCGATTGACCTCAACAAGAACGAATTACAGAATGCGGTAATTCAGAACCTTGCCACAGCGCCAGCCACTCCATACTCAGGACAGATTTACTACAACACAGGCGATAATCAACTTTACATTTACAACGGCACTCGTTGGGAAGTTGCGGGCAACGCGGTTCAATCAGGACTTCTTGCTGCACGCCCTGCTGCTGGATCAGTTGACGCTGGAACTATTTACTACGCAACCGACAATTATCTTTTCTATTATTCAAATGGATCAACCTGGGCGCAAACTAACCAGTTTGGAACTGTAACTGCGCAGACTTCTTACGGTGCATCAAGCGGCAACGGAACATCAACCGATTATGCTCGTGCAGATCACACCCACGGCACACCAGCGCTTGGAACTTCAACACCGAACGCAATCACAGGTGCAGCGGGTTCTGCGGGAACTGCAACAACTCCTTCTAAAGAGGATCATGTCCACGCTTTTGCACCAACTACAGATCTCAACATGGGTGGATACAAACTCACCTCTCTTGCGACCCCAACAGTAAGCACCGATGCTGCAACCAAGCAGTATGTCGATGATGTTGCTCAAGGTCTTAACATCCACGCGGCTTCTTATGCGGCAACAACTGCAAACCTCAACGCAACCTATAGCAACGGTACAAGCGGTGTTGGCGCAACTCTTACAAACGCAGGAACACAAGCGGCTTTCACAACTGATGGCACAACACCAAGCCTCAACGATCGCATCCTTGTTCGCTTGCAGACAAACACAGCGCACAACGGTATCTACACACTCACAACCGTGGGTAGCGGATCAACGAACTGGGTGCTTACCCGCGCTACAGACTTCGACACACCAACAGAAATTGCTGGCGGTGACTTTACCTTTGTAGATAACGGAACAACCCTGGCAAACACAGGCTGGGTAAATGTTGATGAAGTAACAACAGTCGGAACCGACCCTATCGAGTTCCAACAGTTCTCAGGTGCGGGAACTTACACCGCTTCCAACGGCGTATTACTAACTGGCACAAACTTCACCTTTGCACCACGCACAGGCTACGGTCTGCAAACAGGATCAAGCGGCGCTGAGATCAAATTAGCAACAACTTCAGGTCTAAATTTGGCATCAGATTTAGCAGTAGGCGCTGGCAACGGTATCTCGGTCCTTACAAACACAGTAGCAATTGACTCAACAGTTGTTGTATCCAAGTACGCGGCAAATGTCGGTGATGGATCAGCAACTTCTTACACAATCACACACAACCTCGGAACAAGAGATGTGATCGTTAGCGTTTACGAGGCAAGCGGTTCTTATGCCGAAGTCATCTGCGATGTAAACCACGCAACCACTAACACAATCACGCTGTTGTTCTCCGTTGCTCCAACCCTAAACCAATACAGAGTTGTAGTACACGCTTAAGCAGTAAAGGAGATACACATGGGTCTTAGAGACCGTATCGCAAAGGCACTACTGCAAGGTCAAGTGGAAAAGGCTCCAAACCTGCCCGCAGGTTCGGTGACTCTTACAGAACAACAGATGCGCCTTAATGCGCTGAACCAAATCGCGCAGAACTACGGTAACTCAACGCCGCTTCCACGCAACCCTTGGCTCTCAACAGTTCCTTTTGGCCCTGGCACTCCAATCACACCAGGGGCAATCAACCCTGTTCGTGAGGATGGCCGCCCCGATCCACGGCGTTATGAATACCAAGTTGCGCAAAACATCAATGTCACTGAAACGCGCCTGGTTCCTTTCAAGACCCTGCGTGCTTCGGCAGATCAAATCGACATTTTGCGCCGTTGTATTGAAGTGATCAAGAACAAAGTCACAGGTCTTGATTGGGATGTTGTCCTTGGAACCGATGCTTCAGAAAAGATTGCAGCAACATCAGGTGGCGATCATGTGCGGGCTATGGCCAAAGCGCGTGAGAAATACAACGATGAAATCAACAGAGTGCGTCAATTTTGGGAGAACCCTGACCGATCTAACGGCCTCACCTTTTCAGATTGGTTGATGATCGCTCTCGAGGAAATATTGGTAATTGATGCCTGGGCCGTTTGGCCACAGCGATCCGTGGGCGGGGATTTATACGGCCTTCAAATATTGGATGGCTCAACCATCAAACCGCTCTTAGATGATCGCGGTATGCGCCCTATGTCGCCGAACGCAGCCTTCCAGCAGATCTTGTATGGCTTCCCTCGCGCAGAGTTTACGGCCAACGATGATGATCCAAAGGCCGATGGCGAATTCACCTCAGATGATTTGCAGTACATGGTTCGCAATCGCCGCACCACTTCGGTTTATGGTTTCAGCCCAACAGAGCGAGCGCTACCTTTAGCCGACATTTACCTTCGCCGCCAGCAATGGATCAGAGCCGAGTACACAGACGGTGTTCTCCCTGAGTTGATGTTTACAACGGATGAGAACTGGGGTACTAACCCTGATTTGCTTCGCGCCTATGAAAACATATTCAACGATGATCTAGCGGGTCAGACACAGCAACGCAAGCGCCTACGCTTATTGCCAGCAGGTATGACTCCTGTGCAGTTTGATGCGTACGGTGAGAAGTTCAAAGACACTCTTGACGACTATTTGATCACATCCATTTGTGGTCACTACGGCGTTCAACCAGCCGAGATCGGTTTTGCACCGAAGGGCGGGCTGGGAGGCGCTGGTTTCGAGGAAGGTCGCGCTGAGAGCGCGGAGGCAATCGGAACTCAGCCTTTGGTTAACTGGATCAGCAAGATGCTGACCAACATCTCTTATACATACCTTGGTATGCCACGAGAGTTGGAGTTCAAGTTGATGACATCCAAGCGCCTGGACAACGAGTCAAATGCTCGCAAGAACCAAATTGAAATCACAAGCGGTGGCAAAACAATCAATGAACGCCGATCCGAACTTGGCCTTCCATTGCTCGATACACCGCAAGCCGACATGCCGATCCTTATGGCAGGGGCCAGCACTTTCTTGTTCAGCCCTGATGGAATTATTGATGCCGCAACTGCGTCAACAGCACCCGCTTTGGCTGGGCCAAACGCTGAGGCCGTTGCACCTGTGACGGAAGTAGGCGAGAAGCCTCAACAGGAACCAGGAGTTCTTGAAGAGGAAGAGATCGATGAAGAGACAAAGACCGAGGTTAAGGCCTTTATGAAGTGGGCTAACAAGGGCAAACGCGCTCGCTTGTTTGAATTCAAATCACTCGATCCGATCGTGGCAGATGCTTTGAACCGTTGCGCTTACGAAGGAGATCTAGACAGCGCTCGGGCGCTCGCTAAGGCTTACCTTTCATGATTTGGGGGCCTCTGAAAGCCGATGGGCGTATGGCTGCAAAGAGTGCCGTAAAGATTAGAGCAGCGCTGGCACAAACTGCGGAATTCAAACGCGTGTTCGAGTGGTATAAAGAAACGCAACCAAACATGTCGGACAACCGCGCTCAAGATCGCGCTCGCGCTCGCGCATGGGTGATGCTCAATGTGCGAGTCAATATGACGGCCGTGATCGGTGTCATGGAACGCGTCTATGCCGAAGGCTGGGTGACTGGAGAGGCTGCCGCTGATGAAGCAATCGCCAAAGCACGCCTGGCAAAGAAAGCCCTTGAGGATGATTTTATCGACTGGTCAAGATGGAACCCTGGCGATGAGGCTGCGGCTCTTTTACTGCGCCCAACTAAGGCCTTTCAACGCTTCCTGGCTTCCTTTGGGATCACACTCAAGGAACTAACCAACACAACCATAAATGACATTGGTAACTCGATCGCTGATGCTTTAGAGCAGGGCTTATCGGCCAACCAAGCGGCCAAGTTGATCAGGCGCAATGTTGCATCCTCTCATCGAGCCTTGACGATCGCTGTAACCGAGCAGAACCGCGCCATGTCTGCCGCAACGATCAACCGCTATAGGGAGATGCAGATCCCCGAGATGGAATGGGAGGTTTCTGATCCTTGTCCTAAGTGCGCACAGAACGCCAACCAAGTCGTGCCGATCGGTGGAACCTTCAACTCGGGCAATACGCAACCCCCAGCACACCCCAACTGTCGCTGCGCTTTGCTTCCTGTGATCCCCGACTTTGATGACGACATTCCGATGGGAACAACGCTTGTAGGCGTTCCTTCTAGATAACCCTGCTAAAGTATTACTACGCGAGATAAGGATAAACATGGCCGATGGATTTGTACCGCCGCAGCAAGTGCGTGCCAATGCAAAACGCGGTCTTGAACTTCGCAAGAAACACAACAGAGGTGGAACAGAAGTGGGCGTTGCCCGCGCTCGCGATCTTTCTAACGGCGCAGCGCTATCATTAGACACGATCAAACGCATGAATTCTTACTTTGCCCGACATGAGGTGGATAAGAAAGGCGAAGGTTGG